GTGGATGATGCCAGAGACCGTCGGCTGTTTGAGGGGATTCGGCTGCGTGGGGTGTCGGAGGTTGATTGCCCGCGCGAGGAGTTGATTTGGATCATCCGGGCGACACGCTCGCGCGAGTTGCCGACGATGTTGACGCTGGCGGTGGAGACAGGGATGCGGCGCGGCGAGATTTGCGGGATGCGGCGCGAGCATATTGATTTGACGCACGGGGTGGTGCACTTGCCAGACACCAAGAACGGCACCAGCCGCGACGTGCCTTTGACGCCTTGGGCGAAGGAAGTATTGCGCCGGTTTTTAGTGGGACGGTCGTTACGCGGGCCGGTGTTCAGCATGCGGCCTGGCTCGGTGACGCGGGCGTTCATTCGTGCGTGTGCCCGCGCACGTCGGCAGTATCAGGCGCTATGTCAAACAAACGGCAGGCGGGCGCATCCGGCGTATTTTCAGGATTTACGGCTGCATGATTTGCGCCATGAGGCGCTGTCTCGCCTGGCCGAGGTGTTTGAGATGCACACGCTGGCCAAGGTTGGCGGGCATCAAGACACGCGGATGTTGCTGAGGTATTACCACCCGCGTGGTAGTGATCTGGCACGCATGTTGACGCGCAGCGCCTTGGGCAGGCGGCAGTTGGCGTGGCTGAGGCTTGAGCGCAATTATCCGCGCGACGAACAACTAGTGCCAGCAGTGCGCGCCCAGGATATCTGAATCAAAGGGCAAATCGGCCATGCCTTTGGCATGTTCCAGGGCGATGTTTGGTGTGAAGGCGCAGCCCTGTTTGGCGAGCATGCGCAGATGGCAGGTAAACAGGCCGTCGCCGTCTGCATTGCGGCATTAGTCATCGGCCAATTTTTCGGCGTTGTCGTAGTCGGCCAGCGCCATCTCGGCGGCGTATTGTCCGGCCATCCAGTTACGTCGCCAGTCGGGCTGTTGGTTGATGTGCTGGACCAGTGCGGCGAAGGAGTCAAACTGGTCGATGAGAAAGGTGTTCGTCATGGCGTTATCCGTGGCGCTCGTGGGTTCGTGGCAGCCCCAGTGACGCTCTGTGTGGCGCACGAGTCAAGTCGCGTGCGCGCGGGCTTTGATTGTGTTGCGAGACAGCCACAGCACCTCGGTGCGCAGCCGCTGGCTGCCTGCGGCGCGGTGCGGGCGTTCGATGCGGTGCCAGTCGTGCAGCATGTCGTCATAGAGGTCGGACGGATAGCCCGCCAGGACGACCATGCCGTTGACCTGCCTCAACTGTTCTAGCAGCGCGATATGGCCGGCTTCGCTCATCTCGTGCCGGTAGCCGGATTTTGAGCGCGTGGACGGCACGTAGGGCGGGTCTACGAAGAACAAGGTATTCGGCGTGTCCTGTACGCGGATGACATCAAGCGCCGGACGGCATTCGATGATGAGGCCTTGCAATCGGCGCGAAATGGATAGCAGGCTTCTCGGATAGTTGGCCCATTCGCGCGCCTTGCAGTGCGAGCCGGAACGGTGTTTGGCGTCGGCAAACGTCGTTTTGCGCGGGTTAAAGAGCGATTCGTGGTGAAACGATTGATAGGCGCGCACAATCGCCCGCTGGGCGCGGATGATGGGGTCGGTGCTGGCGGTAAACGCGGTCTCGAATTCCCGCCTGCTGTAGGGTGTGCGGCGTAGCCGTCGCATCAGCGCCTGGCATTGCCCGGGGTTTTGGACCACGCGGAAGATGCCGACGATTTATTCGTCGAGATCGTTATAGACCTCGATGCGGCTTCTGGGCTTGCGCAAGAGGATGGAGGCGGCACCGCCGAAGGGTTCGACGTAGATGCGGTGTGCGGGCAAATGGGCGAGCACCCACGGCGCAATCGCCCATTTGCCGCCGAAGTAGCGCAGCAGCGCACGGGTGGGGAGAGTGACGCTAGCCGGATGACGGCTGGGTGGAATCAGCGTTTTCATGGGCTGCAAACCTTTTACAGATTTGGTAGCCTAGGCGTGCCTGTCGATAGGTGGCGCGGCCTTGGCTGCCTTTGCAGCGCGGTCTGCGAGGGCGGTGGTGAGGCGGGTGCTCGCAACACCCGCCTCATCGCCGCGTCTTTTACTGCTGCTCGGTTTCTTCCGGGTCTGCATCCTCTGCCGGTGCTTCTGGCTCTTCCAACACCGGTGGATCCAACGTCAACCAATCGGGAATCGGCCCCAGCCCCGTGTAGCGCACAGCCGCCGCATTGACGATGAGGGTGGTTTTGAGTGCATACGGCTGGCCGGAATCAACGACATAGAGCGTGTCCTCGCGGTGATTTTCGACGGTAAACCAGTAGTCCCCTGCCGCCACCGCGACTTCCCCGGTGGCGACTTCCGGCGGCGCGGTGAGCTTTGCCCCGAACGGCACGTTGTAAGCCCCCGGCGACTGCGCCAGTTCGTGGGCGAGGACGGGGTGCAAAAACGCGCCGTCTTCATCGGTTTGGTAGACCGTGATGCTGTTTGTCATGTCGTGCTCCTGGGTGGTTAGGGGTTAATCAATGTGACGCTGACAGTGCAAATGAAAGAGTGTTGGGGACGTACAAGGCCGATACTCTTAAAAAACATAGCCACACAACGGGCAAACACTACGTATCCAATACGTCTTATGGCGCAGTCCATGTACCCGGCAACACGGCAGAAACCGCGCAGACCCGCGAGTTTGGTACGGCTGAAACGGCACCGAAGCATGTGGCCTTTCATCCGCGCATTCATGTCTAGCTCACACGTGAATGCGTGGGTGAACCGCAAAGTTGGCGGGCCGGGTTTCAGCGCCGCCGTAGAAAGCCATATCGCCGTTGTAGTTCACTGGCGTACCTGAATAACTGTTTAGCCCAAAGCCAGTCGTGCCTACCGTTATGAATTTATTGCCCCCGACTGGCGCGTGTTTATGCGATTCGACAGCGTGGCCTTGCCGATTTCCCAGCGCTCTTTCATTTGCACTGTCAGCGTCAGTGCCGGTGTATCGGCGGAACTGGTTGCGCAGGTCGGGGACGCGGAATTGGGTGCCTGACACATCGACGAACCAGTGCGCACCGATGTTGGCTGTCCACTGCGCCTGCGTGACGACCAGGCTGTTTTCCTGCGCGTAGCCCCATAGGCCCGCGTAGTCGGCTTTCGATAACAGGCCGCCCACGGCGTCGATTTCGCTTGGCAAGGGCGCGACGGTATGGCCGTCCAGTGGCCTGCCGCACAGGGGCGAGCGGTAGCCGGTGTAGTGGGCCGTACTGACCCACACCCAGACTTCGCCCACATCGGCGACGATGACCGGGCCGATGTCGCTGGCGGGCAGCGTCGCCAGCGTCACCACGGCCGCGCCGAAGCTGGCGGGTTTTTCTGTTACCTCGCCCCACTTGGGCCAGCGGGTCGCCTGCGCCGGTTTGCCGGTCACGGCAGCCCAGGCGTGCGTATGACTGGTCGCCGCCGCGCCGATGTCGGCCAGCGTCCACGTCACATTCGCACTGCCGTTGACGACCTGGCTTTTGTTGCCGACCGTCAGCGTGCGCTCTGCGCCCCAGCGGGCAGTCGTAATGTTGGCCGTACCGTTAAACGACGTGCCGTTAATCGTCGGCGAGGTGGCGAGTTTGGTGGCACTGGTGGCGTTGCCGTTAAAGACCGGCGCGTGGATGGCGTGCGAGGTTTGAAACGTGTTGTTGGCGTTGATCCGCGCCCAGCCTTCGGTAGTGAAATCCTGCGCGTGGTAGCGCGTCATCTGCACCTTGTCGCTGATGCGGTCCCAAAAGATATTGCCGCGATTGTTGCCCGCCGCATCGCGCAGGAACAAGACGGCATTTTTGTTTTCTGTCGCGTTGGCGATGAAAAAACCTTTGCTCCCAAGATTGCCGGTCAAGGTACCGCCGCTGGTACTAAGCTTGCCGTTTAGCTCCGCCTGCAAACCGGTCACATCGGCGATGGTGTGGGGGTGCGAAGCCGGTGCGTATCCCTGCGAAACCACGGTTTGCACATAGGCGGTGGTGGCCAGTTTGGTCGAGTTGTCGCCGGTCGCTGGCGTGGGTGCTTTAGGGGTACCGGTAAAGGTCGGGTTGTTTATGTTGGCCTTGAGTTCAACCTGCGCCTTCAGGTACACGGTGCGGTTGGCGAGCGCGAGCGCGGCGCGGTTGGCGATGCCGCCGGTGGCGGGCGCGGGCTGCACCGGGCCGCCGAGCACGGGGTCGGTGGTTTCCAGTTGATAGACGCCGGGGGTCCAGACGGCGGATTCTTCGAGGTTTGCCATGGTGTTTTTTCCTTTATTCCTTTGTTCCTTCAGTCCTTCATGCACTGCCGTGGTTGTAGGCCCCGTCGAACGCGGCGCGCGCGTTGTAGCGGATGGGGACGGATTGGTAGTCCAGCCCGGCCAGATGACAGCGCGCCGGGGCAAATTCCTTGAGCGCGGCACGCAAGGATTGCGCCTGATCGTTGGTGATCGCGCGGTCGAGCAATACCACGCGGTAAACCGGCCAGGCGTCGGGGTCGCCGTAGACCATGTGGCCGTTAAACGTATACGCGCCGTCGTAGGCCAGATTGCCGATGCCTTCCTGTATCTGGATGCGGCCAAAGTCCAATCTTTCTACCAGCGCATGCAAGGCGCGAGGCGTGCCTTTCATCCGGTGTAGCGCGATGGCGTCTTTGACCAGCCGCCGCTGCTGCCCGGGTGTCTCTGAAAGGTTCCAGCCCTCGACGCCCATGACGTGGAACTGGTCGGCGAGGTGAACGAGCAGCCCGTCGCGCACGGTATCGACGAGGTAGACGAGCAGCGGCGAGAGGTCGGTTTTTTCGACCTGCTGCCAGATGAGTTGCGCCAGCCTCGCCATGCGCTCATCGCCTGCCAGCGGCGGCGGTAGCTCAGGGACGGAGAGTTCAGCCATGGACGGCTCCGGCGATGGCAACCGTTGCGCCCAAACACTGGCCCCACTCATCGATGTTCAACACTTGCAAGGCAGGCTGCAACACCACGGCGCGGTAGACGCCGGGGACGTGACACGCGGCGGCGATTTGTTCGGGGACGAGGTCAGCGCCGAGCGTGCGCGTACGCGCGGCCAGGTAATCGGCCAAAGCGGTCTGCGCGCGTTGCAGGGTGAGTGCGGCGTCGGCAGATTCGTAGCGTGTCAACGCCACGTCTACGCTAAACGGCACGGCCACTGGCGCGCGTACAACGACGGTATCGCACAGCGGTCGCACGGTGTCTGCCGAGAGCGCGGTTTGCACTTGTTGCAGCAGTGTGGCCTCGGGCAAGCCCGCGTCGGTCAACGGCACCACAGACACCTGACCGGGCGGCTCGCCCTCAGACGGACCAAGCACGGCGACATCGACAATGGACTGATGCACGCTCATGGCGTGGTGGCGGTACGCGCCGTAGCTGCCCGCGTTGGTGTACGCCTCGGGCGCCGAGATGATGCGCGCGCGGTAGCGGTCGTCGCCTTCCACGTCCGCGCCGCCGCTGGGAGTGTCGGTGTTGCTGACGGCCACATCAAAGGGCAGTGGCGATTCGAGCACGGTCAGGCTGTCCACAGGCCAGTCGTTGCCGATAGCACCGGGGGTTTCGCAGGTGGCGTGAACCTCACCGACGGTCTGGCCAGCGGCAATGAACACATCAGCATCGGTCATGAAGCCCACACGTCCATCATGGCTCAACATACGGGTGCCAAAGGGAATCAGTCTGGGCGTGGTGGCAGGTGCTGGCAGGGTGAAGGCAAAGGTGGCGCGGGCCGGTTGGGCGAGCAGACGCGCGGTGCCGACGAGATCGCCAAGGTAATCCAGAACAGGCGCGGTGCTGGTGCGCACGAGCATTTGTTCGCCCGCGTGCTGGATGGCCGCAAAAATCTGCGATTGGGCGTAGGCAATCAGGTCGATGAGCAGCCGCTCGATTTGCGCGGGGTAGAGCGTTTTACCGGCCGCAGCTTCATAGCGGGCAATGAGGTCGGCCTCGATGGCCTGCGGGTCGTTGGCAACGAATTCGGGCGCGGGGAGATTGTTCATCGCCGACCCTCCGGGGTTGCCTCGTACGTCACTTCGCTGTCGCGCAGTACACCATCGGCGGCCTGCCAGATGACGCGCAAAGCGATGTGGTGGCCGTCTACCTTGACGTCGATCTTGATGATGTCGGCGCGTTTTTCCCACAAACGAATCGCCGTGATGGCTTCGCGCACCAGGTGGGGAACCGCACGGTCAACCGGCCAATCGAGATAGTCGCTGCCACCGAAACCGAAATCCGGGCGGTGGCGGTCTGTGCCCTTGGGTGTCGTGAGGATGATGCGGATGGCCTGGTCAATGTCCGCCCAGCCTTCCACCACCTGAGCGCTCACGTGCAGACGCGGCTGCCAGTGGGCGCTGTGTATCGAGGCAAGGGTGGCGGGCGTATCCATGCCCGGCAGGATAGGTGGCGCGACGCACGCAGCGTTATTAATCTGGTTTAAAGATTGGTGGCCGGTATCAATGGGAATGATGGTTGCTGTTGCCCCCGCCATCCATGACGGAGCCGGTGGCGTCAATGTTGCCTTGCACCGACACATCGCCTTGTACGTCGATGTTGCCCTGGATGCTGGCCGTTGCGCCTGTTCCGCCGGTAATGTCCATACCCCCTTGTACGGTGAGCTTGCCTTGCACTGTTGCATTGCCGGTCATCGTCACTTGCGGCGTATCCAGCGTGACGCTTGCACCTGCCTGTATCAGCACCGTGGTTGCCGCGATGACCTCGACTTTGCCGACGCAGTTGATTTTGCGGGTGTGGCTGGCCGGGTCGTAGAGGATTTCGGTGCCATCTTTGAAGCGCACGTATTCCTGCGCGTCATCGATGACGGGCGGCGGCTCGGGCGTGGAATAAATCGAACCCAGATACACGCCATCGACGCCGTTGGCGGCCAGCAATACGACGACGTGCGCCCCTAAATCGGGCAGGCTGCGGTGTTTGTTGTGGTGGCTGTTTTTCTGCGGGACGAGCAGCCAGTACGTTTGCAGGTTGTCGCGCTCGGGCAAGGTCACGCGGATGCGGCAGGTTTGGGCGTCTACGGCAGTGACGCGGCCAAAGTGCAGGCTGGCGGCGCTGTTCTCGTCATGCAGCATGGCGAATCCCCTATCGGGTTCTGACGGTCTGGCCGTCGCGGATGCCGTAGACGGCAAGCGGTTTTTGGGGCGCAGGCGGTGACGCAGCAGCGGGCGTGTTTTCTTCGGCGTCCCGCACCCGGCAAAACTCGATGTCGGTCACGTAGCCGCCGCTGCGGGTTAATGAATGACGGCTGGTTTGGACAAGGTAGTTGCCGTTTAACCGTCCCGCGCCGGTCAACGCCAGCACGCTGCCTGCCACCAGGCGCGGCCTGCCCTGCAAACTGGCGGCACCTTGGGTCTGCTCGCGGTTCGCGCGCGCCAGTTCGCATCTTGCTTTGGCGTCGGCCTGTGCAAGGCTACTGGTGTGGCTGGCCCGCTTGATGGCGTCGGCGCTGGTGGTGGCCTGGGAAACGCTGGCCGGGCTGGCTGACACCGTGCCGTCGTTTTGCACCGAGTAGCTGACAAGTTTATTAGTTTGCGGGTCGTGGCTTTTGACGCTGGCGGACTTTGGCACTTCCTTGATTTGATCCGTGATGCGCCAGCCGGGGGCAAAGTCGGCCACGTTCACGCTGGCGATGGGCGTTGATGCCATCAAATCGGTAATGGCATGAAACACAAGACGGTTTCCCACGACTTTAAAAGCGTAGTCGTAGTCGCCTGCGAGCTTCGTTAAAAACACGCCGTCGGATTCGCTTTGCGTGAGCCGCTCCAGCGCGATGGGTTCTATCTTGCCGGTCAGTTCCAGCCCGTGGCGCGCGGCGATGCGGCTGGCGACGGCATCCAGCGTGGTGTTTTCATACGCGGCGTGCTCGATGGTGCGTAAACGTTGGCCGATGGAGGCCGCCAACGCACGAATGCAGACCGTGTTGGGGCCGCCCGCAAATTCGATTTCATCTATCTGGAAGGTGCCGACCGGCGTTAAATCCTGCCCCTGCCAGCCGATGGCAACAGAAAGCGTATCGCCCTTGCCCGGATACCAGGCGTTTCTCCAACGACCGTCCACGTCTTCCAGTTCCAGCGCCAGTTCGTCAGATTGCCCGGTCAGATAATCGGTGTAGGTGAGCGAGAGCAGATGCGCAGACAACTCGCGCGTGACGTCTTTTTGCGCGTAGCGCACCGTGAACCGGCTGCGCGGCATCGTGTCGGGCAGGCGCAGGGCATCCATCATCGCAACCACGGCGGCAAGTGTTGCGGTTCGGGTTCGCGCGGCAATACCGGTACGGCGAGCGTGACGCCCGCAGGCAGCACCGGCGTAATGGGTACGTGTGGATTGGCGGCGATGATGGGCGGGTAGCGGTATGCGTTGCCGTAATACCGGTACGCAATGGCGTCCCAGGTGTCGCCTTCGACGGTCAGACAGGTGAGATAAGCCGCCATCATCGTCTTCTCATTGCGACGTCGGCGGTCAGCGCCAGGAGCGGCCCGCGCGCGTGGTCAAACTGTTGCAGGGCTTGGGTTGCGGCCAGACCGGCATCGCTGATCTGTTGCAAGATGGTGGCCGGTTGCGGCGCGGACAGACGGGTTCGCATGGATTGCAACTGCACGGTCAGTTTGGTTGCCAGGTGCAGGATGGCGCTGGCCTCGGCGACGTGGCTGCCACGCTCGCACAAAGTGGAGACTGACCGCTCAGCCTCTCCCAGCGCTGCCGATATGCCGGGGACTTGTGCAACGGCGACTGCGGGCTGCAGGCCTTGCGCCCGTTGCAGCGTCTGGCTCGCGCTGCGCAGGGTGTTTTGCGCCGCCCTGGCCGCGCGGGCCACGGCTTGCGCAGCGGTCAGCGATTGCGACATGCGGGTGAGCAGCCCCGGTTGCACGGGTGGATTGGCTGACGGGTTGATGGCCGGGTTTGCTGCGGGGTTTGCGTCACCCCAGGCCAGGCCGGGGCGCGGCAGCGTCGGCGCAAAAACGCCCGTGTATTCGCGTAGCGTAATCTGCAATTCGGCGCTGACCAACGACCCGGCAGCCGTGGTCTTTTTGCTGGTCAATGCGCCTTCGACAATGAGCCACGGTCCCAGATACGTGCCATCGCCCATCACCAGCGCCAGCGGCTGTTGCGCGGCAGTGGCAGCACGAATGGCACGCAGGCGGGCATCGACATCGTGGACGCGCTCGTGCAGCAGAATCGTCCAGTGGATTTCTTCGCGCTCTCCACCGACCGCCTCAACAAGGGGTTTGCCCGATACTCTTCCGTGCTCGACAAAGGTGGCTCCAAAGCGCTGCTCGGCCCCGCTGGGGCTGGCAATGACCTCAAACTCGATGTCACCCAGAATCGCCCACATCAGAGGCCACCCCGCACGCCACCGCGCACACCACCAATGGTTCCCATGACGCGGCGGTTTTCTTCGGCCTGGTAGCGCTGCATGTTGCGCTTGAATTCGACGAACCCATCGGCCAGCGCCGCGGCAACCTGCCCGCGCACATCGCCCGCGCCACCTTGCACATTGATGGTGGGCGAGAAGTGAATCACCATGCCGCCGTCCGCGCCGCTGTTTTGCGTGCTGTTTTGCATCAAGGCAACGGGGACATCAGGCACTTCAAGGACATCAGGCACTGCAAACGCTGGCGCGGCCAGCGTCACCGCCGTAGCCGTCGCCATCCCCAGCGCGGCTTTTTTGACCAGCCCCTGCCCGCCGGCAATACCCTGCGCCGTGCCCTCGGGGATGCCTGCACCCAGTTGCGCAAACACGCGGCTGGGGCTGTTGATGCCGAGTTTGTCGCGAAACCAGCCGATGACACTCTCACCGATGCCAGCAATACTCTCGCGCACACTGCCCGCCATGTTGCTGATGCCGCCCACCAGGCCGTCCATCATGGCTTTGCCACTGGCCTTGAAGTCTTCGGGCAGTTCGGTATCAAACCAGTTCATGACGCCCGTAAATGCTTTACGAAACAGCGCCAGCGGCGAGAAGCCGACAATCTGGCGGGCGATGCCAGCGATGCCGCCGTCAAAGACGGTTTTAGTGCTCTGCCACACACCACCAAAAAATCCCGTCAGCGCACTCCAGACCGATTGCGCTGTGTCGGTGATGCCGTTCCATGCGGTACTGGTGACGTTCGCAATGCCCTGCCAGGCGCTCCCGGTGACGCGCCCGATGCCATCGAGCGCGCTGCGGGCGTGGTCGGTCAGCGCCTGCCAACCACGCGCAAACAAGTCCGCCACCCCTTGCCATGCGCCGCGAAAAGCCCCTGTGACGGCCTCGCCCACGCCTTTAAAAAATCCTTTGACAGGCTCCCAGTATTTGATGAGCAGGAACGCCGCACCGGCAATGGCAGTGACCGCCAGACCAATCGGGTTCGACAAAAAGACACGTCCCAGCCATTTGAAGACGCCGCCCGCCACCTTCAAACCCGCGACCAATTGCCCGCCCAGCGTGCCGCTGGCGAGCAAGGAACCTGTGCGAAACAACGCCAGTTGCGCTTGTGCAAACGCCACGCCCGCGCGCAGCAGGTGAAAGGTTTTTACGCCCTGCGTGACGGCAATCTTTGTTTGCCGAAAGGCAAACACGCCAGCGATAGACGCCACGCGCCAGGCGACGATGCCCGCCACGATGCCACCGATAGCCGTCACCACCCCAGGATACGCCCGCACAAACGCTGCAATCCCTGCGACCATGGGAGTGAGCATGTTGACCACACCCAAGAGCGACGGCAAGAGCGCATTGCCAATGTCTACCGCCAAGGCGCTGACGCTGTTTTTAAGCGCGCGCATTTGTTCGATGGGCGATTCTTCGCGCAGTGCTTTCAAGGCGGCCAGGCTGCCGTCGCCTGTCGCGCCGGTCATGTCTTTGTATGCCGCCGGATTGGTGTTCACTGCCAGCGCAAAGCGCGCGGCGTTGGCATCTTTGAAGATGTCGGTCAACCCCATCTCGGCCAGCATGGTCGAGATGCGCCCGTCATCGTCACCCCTGAGCAGCGCTTGCTGGTCGGCGGCTGCGAGGTTGTCGCGCATGAACGCGCCCGCCAGTTCCAGACTGGCCTGGTACTGGCTCATGCCGGATTTTTGCAACTCGGCCATGGACGTTTTGTAGTCCACGCCCGCGCGCTCGTACGCGGCGGCGACTTTGGGGTCATTCAGACCCGATAGCCAGCTTTGCAACCCGGCCTGGGCGTTGGCCGCACCCATGCTGGTCTCGGCAATCTGCAATCCTGCGGCCAATTCCGCGATGGCATGTTCACCTTTGATGCCGCTGGCCTTGATGGTATCGCCCAACTGCGCAAAGGCGCGCACCATCATGTCCGGCGTGAATTGGCCGCGATCACCGATGGCAATCAGGCGCTCAATGCCGCTTTGCATGCCGTCGCGGTCTGTTGCGCCCATGTCGCGCAAGGCCAGCATCGCGCCGGTGGTTTCCTCGCTGGACGTGCGCAACGCCGTCATGGTGCTGCCCATCAGCCCAATCTGCGACTTGGCTTCTTCAACACTCGCGCCGCCCGTCATCAGCTGATGCGCACCCAGCGCCAAATCGTCTCGGCGTTGATTGGTCGTCGCCACATTGACGCGGATGGCCTCGCCCAATGCCGATTCCTGATCCGCCGACAATCTGGCCTTGATGCGGGTGTCGCGCAGCGTGTCGGCAAAGTTTGCAGCTTGCCCAGCGGTCGCCGTGGCCGTTTTGACCATGCCCCACGCGGCCATCGCGCTTGCCGCCAGCTTGCCCCAGCTTTGTTGACCGGAGGCAATCGCCGCGTTGCTGCGCGCCGCCGCCGCCGTCAACTGGTCGTGTGCCGTGCGCACGCGCACCAAGGCGCGGCCCAGGCGGTCGTAACGGGTTTGCTGATCTGACAGTCCCAGCCGCGTGTTGCGGGCCGTGCGGATCTGCGCCAATTCCAGCGCCCGCGAGCTTCTCGTCAAACCATCCAGGCTGCGGCGCGTGGAGGTCAGCACCGAGCCGACCGACCCTTGCGCCACCGCGCCAATGGTCAAGCCGATGCCGACGGTACCGTTTGCCATGTTCTAACCGCCTTCTCTGCGTTTGTTGTGTTCCTGCGCTGCCTCAAACCAGCGCCAGTAATCTTCCATGTCCAGCGCGTCGATTTCCGATGGCTGCATGCGCAGCACCAGGACTAACCACTCATCGACCCGTTGCAGGGTGTCGGGGTTATGCGCCTGAATTGCCGAGCCAGCCGCGAAATCGCTGCACCAACTGGGTGTTGTCCTCCAAATCCAGCGCGTCGATGTCTTCCATCGCCAGACCCGTCAGTCGCGCGAACAGGAACGTTTCCTGCTCAAATTCGTTGCTGCTGAATTGATTGGCCGCGCGCAAATCGGCGCGACGCGCGCGGCGCAGGGTAATGCGCTCGACGCGCACGCCGCTTGCCGACTCAAACGGGTATTTCAGGACAATGTCGATTGCGCTGGCGGGTTCGGTGGCTGTGTCTGCCGTTTCAATTTTGGTGCTCATGGTGCGGTTCCTGTGAAAGGATTACATGCCGATGTTGGCGCGGTATCTCGCCAACTGGTCTACGCCGTTGACGCGATAAATGTTGTTCATGACATCGAGCAGAAGCACCTCGCGCCCGCCGATCAACTGGCGAATCGAGGTGGCCGAGAACGGTGTCTCGTACTTGGCCGCCTCGCGCGCCTTGTAGGCGCCCAACTGGTAGCCCTTGAAATTCACCGTCAAGAGGGTAGCCAGTTGCACTTCATCGCTGCGCCCCGCGCTGGTGTGCACGTTGATGCTCGACAGACATTGCAGCGCCACCGACCGGAAGGGCGAAGCGGTGAGCACCGCCGCATCCTCATAGAGACTGGTCCAGATGATCTTGCCTTCGATTTTGTCCAGACCGTCGGGCATCTCCATCAGACCCACTAAACCTAATCCAGAAAAATCGCTGGTGATCGCGTTCACACTGCCCAGGTCGATTTCTTCGGCCTTGCCAAAAAAGCTGTTGCCGTCCATATAGACATTGGCATTGGTAATACGGTTGATTTGCAAACCGGCCATGATCAGTTACCCCCCAGATTGACGAGGTACTCGTCGGTGATCTCAGTGTCGAACGTGCCGCGCTCAAAGGGCGGCGGGACGGTCAGCTTGTAGCTAAAGACGATGTTGCCCAGTTCGAGATTCTTGGGCGGGTTTCGCGCTTCGTCGTACCAGCATTCGCCACCCATAAGCGCCCCGTCGCCCATCATTTTTCGCAGAACTTGATTGACGCTCTCGACCACGGCATTGATGAGCGCACCGGTAATCGGACGATCCACGAATTGCAGACACGAGTAGCGGATGGATTCGTCAACAATGTCCTTCGTCCTGCGCACGTTGATGAAGTTTTTGACGTGCGTGACCGACGGCCACGCCGCCGTGCGGTTGCCCCAACTGCGCAGCCCCGTACCAAAGCTGTTGAACACCGTCACAATGCCCGCTTCGTTCAAGGCACTGACTTCGCTCGTCGGGTCATCGATACGCGCCGATAACGGACGCTCTACCCCGATGACGCCGCGAAACTCACCGTTCGATGGCGACCACCAATGGCCGCGATCCAGATCTTTGGCGGCCATCAAACCGGCCAGGCGCTGGCTCATGGGTTCGAGCCGGACGCCGTCGGTGGCGGCGTCATAGACCTGCAAGTGCGGGTAGCACAGAACGGCGCGCTCGCTTGAGGTTGCGAAGTTGATGGTGCCAAGCGGGCCGCGACCGTTCAACACTTGCGCGGGTGTGGCACCGATGGGCGCGTCAATCAGCGCCATGCCTTGCATGCGCTCGGCCGTCGCGATGAGTTCCGTGGAGACGGCCAGCCCGGTGCAGTACACCGGTGCAATCAAGAGCTTGGGCCAGTAGCCAAAAAGGTTATACGCATCGTCGAGCGCCTTGATGCCGGTGCGCAAACCTGCCGCATTGACCGCGCCAATAATGTCGGCGGGCGTCACTTTGCTGGGGTCGGCGTAAACGTAATCTGCCTTGACTTTGGAGAGCGCAGCAATATCGCCCGAGGCCACCCGCGTCACCGTGCCGGTGGCCGCATCGAGCAGATAGTCGGTACCGGCGGCGTAGGTCTTGTCTCCGCCCTCGTTTTTAAGCGTCAGGGAAATGACCGCCGGGTTGTCCAGCCGCAGCCTGTTGTTGATACCGAACGTTGCGGTCTCGCCCGTGATCGTATCTCGGTGCACATCCGGGTCCAGCACGTTGACCGCCAAGACCGTCCCTGCCCCGTGGTCAAAGATCGCGTCAAACGCCGCAGGGATGGTGAAACCCGTCACATCCGGGCCGAACTGTGCGGCATCGCGCTCGGACAAGCACTGTGTCAGCGTGTTGACCGGGCCAGTCGGCGCAGTGCCGATCAGCGCGATGACGGCGCTTTTAACGATGCGGATGGGCCGCGCGCCATCATCCCTCTCGATGGTCTCGATGCCGTGCAAAAAGTTTGCAGCCATTATTGCAACTCCTTCTCGAAATGTTCAATGCCGTGCGCCGTGATCCGGCACGTGACGCCGCTCTTTTGGACGTAACCCATGCCGAGCAAAAATCGCAGCGCAAATGCGCACTCATCGGGCGCGTGGCCCAAGGCGTGCGTGAGATCGCGCTCGTAACCCTCGACGCGCAAGTCATCGAGCACGGCCAGCGCGTAAAGTTTTTCCAGCATCGCGCGGCGGATGATGTGCTGGCGCGTCACAAACGCACGGTCTATCACGCGCTCGGAAATCTGCGTCATTGCGCATCCCCTTTGTCGCCAGATGGCGCTTTGCCCTTGCCCTTGGGCGGGTTCGGTGGCGGCGGGTTTGGCGCCCCGGCATCCGCAGAAAGCGGCAGTTCAATCAACCGCTTTTGCGCGACCAACGCTTGCGTAAACGGATGATCGGGCGGTAAATCCACGGGCGTCTTCGGGTTCAACAACACGTCCACGTCTTGGCCGTCCACGCGCAACGATGCGCCCGATAACGGCCCGATGTAGCGATAACGTTGGATCTGCATGCTCATCAGTTTTCCTCTTCAAAATAGGGTTGCAGCAGCGCCGCAGCCGGGGGTTCAAACGTCTGCACCTGCACCGTGCGTGTGGCCCATTCCTGTCCGTACTGCCAGATGCCAGTGGTTTCACCGATGACGTATTCGGCGACCGGACGCAAGGGCGCATCACAATGCGCGGGCGTAAAACCCGTGAGCGTCTCGCGCAGCCTGTCCAGCCAGCCAATCACGCCATCGGGGCCATTCAACTGGCAAAACACCAGCGTCAGCGGCAAGGTCAACTGCCGCTCGACCCACGTCAAACCCGTGTCTTGTTCGCCGCCAAAGCTGCTGCGCGAATAGCCGACCAACACCGCGCCGACCGGGTGCGCCAGGTGAAAGCTGCCCGGGTCTTGCGGATAAAACTGCACGTCCAGGTCTTTGCTGTATGCCGTCTGCAAGCGCTCAACCACGCTTTGCATGATGGCCTCGGTAATCGTCTGCGCCATCACAGCCTCCATTGCGACAAAGTAGATTCGCCAAACTGGCGCGGCGGCACCTTGATGCGGATCGCACCCGCCTCCGGGGTCGCCTTTTTGGTCACCACGTCCCCCAACGTAATCCGCCCCGACTGGATGTGCTCCAACACCTTGACGGCACGATCCCGCTGCTCTTTGACGGCTTCCGGCATGCCGCTTTCCATGCGCCGCGAATACAACCCGTAGCACGCCAGCTGCAAGGTCAGGTCGCGCACGATGGTAGGCACTGGATCCAGCGGCAGCGCATGGCGCGCGCGCAAATACCCATCGACCATTTGCTGCGCAGCCTCAATCGCCCGGTCAACGACGGCCACATCAGGATTACCCGCCGCCACTGCCGCCGGATCGTCATTGGTGAGTTGCGCAAGCTTGCGTGCCGAAATGGCGCACAGCACGTCGGTCAGGGTGAGATAGGCAGTGGTCATGGCTGCGCCGGGTAATCAAGCGATCTTCAGTTCGACCAGCGCTTGCGGATACAGGCACAGCGCCAGCGGATTGGCTTGAGCCTCCAAATCCCAGCCTTTGCCCATACGCCGTTCCTCGGCCTTGGCATAAAAGGGTTGCCCCAAGGTGTTGACCGTCTCGTTGTAGTTCGCGGGCGCGTTGTACAACTCGTAAATGCCCACGCCCACAGGAAACACCTGTGCCACGTCGTCGGGAATGAATTTTTGCCCCGAGACGCTGGCGTTGTATTCAATGAACTCCACCCCACCAAACACAAAGCCCTTGCGGTTATCCCCCGCCAAGCGGTCGTTCGCTTCCTGATAATTGGCAAACGCCTCTTTGACCTTGGCGTGATCCGTAAACTTGTCGAACCAGTCCGGGCCGCAAAACGCTTTAAAACCGCTGACCAAGGTGCCGCCGAGCTTCTCTTCGGCGTGGCGCTTGGCACTCAAAATCTTGCCGCGCACGTCGGTCGTCGCCGTCCCCAGCGCCACCGCGATGCTCTTTTGCGGCACGCCAAACTCCTGGTACAGATCGACCAGCACGCCGCCGTCAGCATCCAGAATCTTGCCGCGCAAAGCACCAATACGTTGCCACTCTCGCGTCGCTTCCAGACTGTTTTTAAGACCCTGCAATTTGTCGTTGATCACCTGCGCTTGCGGGTCTGCCGGCGCATGGTCACCATCGCCAAAGGGAGATAAGTTCTGGATTTCAGACGGCAGAATCTGGCTGGAAGTCGGCAAGTGCGCCGTCTCGAACGTGCGGCGATTGCGCTTGTCGTTCGCTACCGGCTGCGGATCGTCGTTGCGCGAGATGTTGGGCACCAGAAACAGCCGCCCTTCGCGTACCTCGATGACCACCGTGGTGGTTGAAATACCCCGCTCGTTAAAAATTCCCAAACTTCCCGCCTTGGTGGGAAGCGCTGGCAGTTTGTTGATGGCAGACGTCAGCGTCGTGACGGTAAAAAGGTCTTGCAGATTCATGTCTCGGGTTCCTTGGAAACGTGTAAACGCCTTACACGGGGTGCATCAAAGCGTGGCGCGCGCGACGATGCCGCGATCTTCCAAGCGCTTAAAGGCGGTCGCCTTTTGCGCATCGGTCATCGGCTCGGGCCAAATCAACCCGTCAGTCGCAACCAGCGCGCCGCGTGCAATCACGACGCCCTTTGCATCGCCCGCCGTGGCATCGACTCGTTCAGCAGCAATAGCAGCGCGGGCGTTGCTCTGGCTCGGGTCGTAGCGCACGTATTTGTCGCCGACCAGCGACAGCACCGTGCCGACCTCGTAAACATCGGCATGCTGCGCAACCACGCCGCGATCCTTGGTCCAGCCGCGCGCGACTTCAACCAGCAGCACGTCGCCCAGGTGTTTCGGTTCATGATGAATTGCCATGAGGGTTCCTTGAATGTCTGTAAAGGGTTAGATGTGTTTGCGTCGCTGCGCATCCGCAATCAGCGGATTGACCGCAGACGAATTTGCGCCGGTCGCACCCGCCGCACGGCTCTTGGGTGCGACTTCACCAAACTGCACAGAGGGCGGCAGACTGGATAAAAACGCTTTGAACGCGGGCAGCAAGGGACGTACACGCTCGCCCTCGCCAAATTCGATGACGCCCGACGTATTGCGCTTGGGTTTCCTGCCGCCCGCCATTTCCATAAAGGCAACCACCGCCGCACGATGGCGCGGCAGCACGCGACCCTCGCGTACCAGCCGCTCGGCAAATTCCGCCGCCTCGCCCGCCGCCGCTGCGCCTTCTTGCCCTTCGAGTTTTTCTGCCAGCTTCTCTTTCTCTTCAGAAAGCTGGGCGATGGTTTCGGCCTGTTCCGCCACCTGATGCGCAAGCTCCGCCACTACGTCCTCGGCGGGCGCGTCCGGCTTGACCTCGGCATCCGCAGGTTTTGCGTCCGCAGGTGCATCCTCGGCTTGCTCTTCCAATTTTTTAAGCTTGTCCTCGGGCAGCACGTCGTCGGCAACCTCCTGGCCCTTGTTCTTGATCAACCATGCGCGCAGTTGCGCAAACATGCCCGTACCGGAAATCTTGCCATCGGCATCGAGGTTTTCTTCAAACGTCACCACGCCCGTGGTTGCTTCGCCAAACTCAATGCGATCCAGACCCTTGATGGCGGGCACCTGCGCACCCAGAAAACCTACGTGGCGCAACGTCCACACACCAGGGTGCGGATTCTCGGGCGCATCGGGCGCATAAAACGCCGCACTGATTTTTTTGAACGCGCCACGCTCGACCAATTCTGCAAACGCCGGGTTGACCTGACTCGGAATGGCCCGCAGGCCGGTTTTGTCGGCAATCAGCGCACCGACCCAGCCGTGTGCCGGGCCGTTGGTCTCGGGATGACCGACCACAATCGGCGCTTCATGCACGTCGGCGTTATAGGCCGCCGCGCACGCACGCAAGTCGGCTTCGCTAAAATTCAGCGCTGCGCCCTGCATCGGCGTGTGCCGTCCGGGCTTGAATATGTGCAGCGTCTTCATCTTGCTTCCAGCGCTGCGGGTCTTGGAACTGGTCTTCATCCGGTCTACCTCTGGCGGGTTAAACAGTCGATGCCGTCACTTTGCCCGCGCCGGATGCGCAAAACTATTAATCTGGTTTAAAGATTTCAGGGTGCGGAGAAACGACAACCCCAAAACCCGCGACGTACCCCCAAAAAGCAACGCCCCTCGCGCCGGTTTGGCAACAAGGGGCAAACAGGGCAAGCACGAATGCCCCGAGAAGGCGTTTATAAACGTTTATAAACGCGGTCTAAATCAAAACCAGTACCCAAGGCAGTCCCAAGCCCAAAAACGCGAACAGCGGGCTATTTTGACGACTGTTCCATTTTTTGCCTGATCAAGCTTCCCCAACCGCGACCTTGTGCAGGTATTGCTCGCCCAGCCGCACAATCGCGCTTTGCGCCTCGGGCTGTAGACGACCACCGACCATAGGCAGGTAGGGGCGCGCGGGAATGTTGGCTTTATGCCCGCGCCCGGCCTTGCCACCAAACTGGTGAATGGCCGCATGGCGCACCTCGGAACCAACACCGACCATCGCCGATGTCTCGTCCGATTCGGTCACAATCGAACGCGCCAGCGTCCCCGATACCTGCAAAATCTGCCCAGGCCACTTCTTTTGCTTCTCGCGTTGCTTGATCGTGCTGGTCGCCAATGCGGGCCACGCGGGTCTGCCCTGCGCCGCAAAGTTGCCTTCCGTCTGCGCCAGCAGCTCCTGCTTGATGGACACCATCAGCGGCGCAAGATTGCCCGTGACTTTTTGTAGGCGCGCCAGCATGGCATCCACTTCCCGCGTATCCATCTTCACACTGATTAACGGTTTGTCGGCCATCCGTGTTTCCTCGCACATTTCGTTTGACATCCACGCCCGCCATGTCCAGAATAGGGTAACGGTTGAGGGGTCTGAGCGTCTTGAACGCCAGCACTTGTCATTATCCGGTTCAAGTCCGGCACCGCCCGCTCCCCTACCTGACTTTCTGATACGTGCCGTTATCCAGGCCGTTCTGAATATCGCCCGTCTCCACTTTGAATACCGTCGCGGCATCGTCCACTGTTACCGCGCCTGTCTGCACGCGATTGGAGCGCACCACCAGCTTCGCTGCCCGCCCATCATCACTGTCCATCACATACAAAAAATTGCGCTTCTCGGTGTCCCATAACACCGTCTTCGGATTCGCCAGACGCTCGGGCAGCTTCGCCCATTCAGCGGCACTTAGCGCGTTTCCCGCCTTTGTGTGTCGCGTAGCCTTCTCGCCACTGATCAAGTTGTGCCGCACGTAAATCACGCCGCTTTTGAGCGCCACGCCTTCTTTGCGCGCCCGCGCCAGTTCCTTTTCTCCCATCACGCCTACGCTCATGGTCTCACTACCCATCTTGGCTTCAGGCGCAAGCGCACGCTCAATAAACGCATTCCACGCCTTCAGCCGCACGCCGGACAGCAGTACGTCGCGCACCGCATTTAATGCCTGTGTCTCGTTCTTTCCGCCCAACGCCCGCTGCGCCTTGGCGTACAGCACGTCATCCATGATGTGACTTGCCATCGGGCCACCATCAAACCCCACATCAGGCCGAAACGCCGATTGTTGACCATTGCGCGCGGCCAGCCGCACGGTGGTCACATCCCGCATCACCGTCTGGCCCGTGTCCGGATCGCGGTGGCTCGCTACCTGTACCGTGCCTAACTTCCCGTTGCTGGATTCCACTACCAGTCCACGACGCTTGACCTCGGCCTCGGTCAAGGTCACGAACCGGCAGCGACACCCGTAACCATTGGGCGGACAGATGTGTTGCCACACGGGATCGTCCAACCTGAAAACCCGACCATGCAGCGCCGCGTGGCTCGCGCGTGTGGACGCATCCTGCACCGCGATGTACATGGCGTAAGGGTGCGAATCCTGCGCCTCGACCGCATCGGCATACCGCCCCGCCATGTACGCCGACTGCATATTGGTCTGGTAAATGGTTTTCAAGCGACGCGGACTGCCCAACTGCACCTTGGTGATTTCGCCTGTGTCGGCATCCAATACTTCCTTTTTGCCCCACCAGCCCTTGGCGCGCAGGATCGGCTCCAGGTCTTTCTGGTACTCGCGCAAAGAACGACCTTTCATGCCGTTCTTTAAATCCTGCAAGATGTCCAAACTGGTCGCCTTGGCTGCTGTGAACGCACGCGCGGCCGTGGCCGCATGCGTCTCATGCCAGTCCCAGGTGATCGTAAAACCCTTGCGGCGCAGGTATTCGATGGCGCGCTTTGGTTCCAGCCCCATCATGACCTGCAAATCGGCGCGCGTGGGTTTAGGATTCGCCATCAGCGGCTCCCCGACTGATTCGCCTGGTTCGACAACCGGCCCCACACATCCGCCGCAAAAAACAGCCGGGTCATGGTGTCAACCAAATCGTCTTCGGGCATCTCGGGGTACGCCTCGGCGAGCAAGCCCAGCACCTCGGATTCGGACTTGGCAGCTTGCACCGCGCGTATCGCGGGCTGCAACAGCGTTTCCATTTGCGCTTGCAGCGCTTCGGGCGCGAGCGCGTCTATGGCATCGTCGAGCGCGGCTTGATCAGGCGCAGGTGCGGTGTCATGCTTTTCCGCAAACGCTGGAAAACCGCCCGGATTAAAACCAGACCCAGGCTGCGGTCGCTCGCCCAAATCCCCCTTCTCAAACCCAAACTCGCGCATCAGATATTCATCCGTAAACACCGGCCCACCGGGCATCGCCGCCAGTATCGCGTCACGCTCGGCACGCGCTTTGTCAAGGTCTTGCGGCTCCCACATCGAAAAGCGTGGCGGGTTTGCGATCACCTCGTCTTCAAAGTTGCGCCCCACGACCCAGACTATGGCCTCGTTGATCACCGACTCGACCAGTCGTTTATCCGCGTCGCGGATGTCTTCGGCCACCAGCAGCCCCGCTTGCGCACTGGCGTTGGTGGTATCGGCCTCGGTCGTCTGATCCTGCCCCAACAACGCAATCGACACTTCCGACCGACACCAGCGCAGCAACTTGTCAAACACCTCGGCAGACGCGCCTTTTCCTCCCGCCTCCAAAATCTCCACGCTGGCATCATCCGGTATCACCGCCACCGCCGTGGACTGCATGTTTTCCAGCGCAAAGGCGAGCAAGTCCGCCTCGTCCTGCGGCGTCGCACGTGGATGCTTGCCGATCAGAAAGGGACTGCCGTACTTCTCGGTGAATTTCAGCCAGAACTCCATGCCGCCGCGTTTAAAAATCGTCGGCCAGTAGCAGCGAGACAGATCCGCCACGCCATAAGGGTTGTCGTAGCTGGCGTCCTGACGCGCCAACAGCACGGCCTCACCGCGTACCAACTCACCTTCCGGCCCGGCATCTTTGGCCTTGAACCGCAGCCGGTTCTCATCGTCAAACCCGAACCATTCGGCGGGCTTGCCCTCAATGCCCAGAATGGCGTGATAGCCCTTGCCGTCCGGCCCTGCCACCGTGTCCCACACCACTTCCAGCGGCTGATACCCGTACAGCGTCGCATCCAGAATCTCCGAGATGATGCGGTCAATCTTCCAGCCCGCCAGCATGGTTTCAACAAATTCGACCACGCGCGCGTCAGAATTTTCACGGTCGATGCCATATTCCAGCGCCAGCACCGCCGCCTTCCTGCGCCGCACGCAACCGCCCACGTGCGCGTCGGCGCGCAAGTCCCGATAGACCTGAAGGTTCTTGCCCATCTTGCGCAACACCGGGTCGGGGTTCGGCAACCATTGCCCCATGCCGCCCGCCATCGCCCCTGCCACCCGCGTGCGCGTGGCAATCGCCGCGCGGGCGGGCTTTTCTGCAAAACTGACAAAGCGCGTGGGTGATACCCAGATGCCGTTTTTGCCCTTGCCTGTACGCATCTTCAATA